TTGAAAAGAAAGTCGTGTATGAAAACTAATATAAAATCTCTTGAATTAATTGAAAAAGGAATGACAGCTAAAACTGTTTCTAAATTAACCGAATCTCAAATTAATATTTTACATTCAAAATTAGTTGTCGAGGAGGTAACGCAACAGACAACTACAACTTACAACATACCAGATAGCGAATTAACAAAAGGAGCCGCAGTTCCTGCTCCTCCCGCAGGGAAGAAAATGGTAATTCAAAAGACACCAACAGGAATCAAGGCAACTCCGACAGATGAAATGAGTGAAGAGGAAGAGGTGACTTTAGACCCAAATAAAGATACTGAAACTCAAGACCCAAAACAAGTAGGACCTTCATCTGATGATGGATTTGGTGATGAAACTGATGGTATGGGTATGTTTGAAAGTAAAAAGAAAAACAAGTCTAACCCATATTCTATTTGTCATTCTCAGGTAGGACCAAAGAAATCAAGAAAATGGGAAAGATGTGTTAGAGAAGTAAAAAAACAATTGGGAGAAGGAAAAAATCCCGTATCTTTGTTTTTAGAAAACGAAATTATGAAAATTGTTGAAAGAAATATTTTACCAAGAATTACTAAGGGAGATTTAATTAAACACCTTAATGAAGAAGAAAATTTTGCAACAAAACATCTTCAATCATTTGGTAAAAAATCATCTCCAAAAGTTAAGAAAGAAGTTGATGAACAAAATCCTTCTCCGGCACCAACAACAAAACCGGCTCCAACTAAACCTGGAACTAAAACGCCACCAAAACAAAGACCAAGTCATCCTGGTAAAAATCCTAACCCTGGTGAAAATCCATCACCAAAGGCTAAAAAAACTTCACCTGAAAAGGCGAAAAATGATGTAATTGATGTTATTATTAAAATGTTAGAAAAATAAAAAAATGGCAAAAAGATTAAAAGAACAAGTAGAATACGGTAATAGACCTGAAAGAATGGATCCAAATTTGGAAAGAAAATTAGGTGATCCTGAAGGTTTATATGCAAAGAATCCCGCAATGAAAAAAGGGACTCAAGATGTTCAAAGATTAATAAGCCAAAGATTTGGTAAAGTTGCTGATAAACTTAAAGAAGTTACAGGTAATAGAAATATTAGTTCTAAACAAGTTCAAGGAATGATTTATCAAGAAATGATGAATAAACTTCCTAATATTATGAGAATTGAAGGAGCTCATAAAGAAGAACTTGAACAACTAGCTGTTGATGCATCTTTAGAAGAAGGAGAGGTACCAGAAGATTGGTATCAAATTGATGCTCATTTAGGTATGCCAGATACTTCAAATTTTAGATTTAATCCAGAAGATGAAGAAGAAGAAGAAGATGAGAAAAAAGAAAAACCTCAAATTCCATCATTTGACATTGAAGATTTAACTGATGAAGAAGAATTAGAATTAGAAAAACATAAGAGAAATATTATAAATGCGATTATTCAAGGAGCAGCAAAAAAAGGTCACTACCTTTTTCAAAAGCCATCAGTAAAAGCAAGATTGGATGAAATAGATCCTTCACTTTACAGAGACTATTTGGGAATTATGGCAATCAATGATTTCATGTATTTTACAATGGAACAAATGATTGAAATGATGAGTCAAACAGGACAAGGAGTTGCAGGTAAAGTAGAATTAGGTGATTCAGATGATGAAGATGAAGAAGGTGGAGAAGGAGGAGAAGAAACTCCTGACACAAAAATTACAGCAACAGGAATGATTTTCCCAATATTGTGTCATGAAATAATCAAAGGATTAGAAGAAGCAAAAGGAAGACATGGTCTACCTAAAGATTCTGAAATGAGACAAAAAGTTCAAGGACAAGTAGATACTTTGGCTAATGAACCAATGCAATTGAGAATAGGACCTGAAATTGTAGAAAAACTTAGACATGCTCTACCTGACAGAATGTTTGACGAATCAAACAAAGGTCTAATAAACTGGTTCCATATCTTGTTATACCAAATACCGGCTCAAGAATTCTTGGGAATTATAGGAAACGCCATCTCTGAAGATACTTCCAAAGTAAAAAAAGCTACTTCAAAATTTGAAGAAATTATGAAAGAAGCTCAAAATATGAAAGGAGAATTTGAAGATTACAAAGAAGAAAACGACATTGATTCTGACGAGAACAAAGAAGATGACGAAGACGGATTAGATGATTTCTTAGGTAGTTTGGGGATATCAAGACCCAAATAAAATTTTGTGACTAAAGAACAATTAATTATAGAAGTTACGAAGTGCATGAGGAACACACCTTACGCACTTCGTACTTATTTACAGACATTTGATAATACCGTATCCAAATACGTTCCATTAGATTTATTTCCAGACCAAATCAAATTAATTGAAGATTACGATGCTTACAATGAAAATGTGGCATTAAAGTATAGACAAGCAGGAGTATCTACGGTTACCGCAGCATGGGCATCAAAAAAAGTTGCATTCGCCAAAAAAACTAAGCCAGAAAAAATTCTAATCATTGCAAATAAATTGGATACTGCTGTGGAAATGGCTAATAAAGTTAGGTCATTTACAGAACAATGGCCAGCTTGGGTAGGTATATCATTTTCACAAGAAAAAAATTCACAAAGACATTTCAAACTTAATAATGATTGCGAAGTTAAAGCCGTTGCAACTTCAAAGGATGCCCTTCGTGGATATACCCCAACCATATTAATATTTGATGAAGCCGCATACATTGAAGCAGATAGTGATTTCTGGTCTGCCTGTATGGCCTCACTATCTACGGGTGGTAAAGTTATTGTTGTATCTACACCGAACGGATATGATGCAATCTATTATGAAATTTATGACCAATCATTAAGAGGAATGAATGATTTCAAAATCTCTGAAATGTATTGGTATAAAGACCCAAGATATACAAAAGATTTGTATATGGTTAAAACTCCCGATTTAGTACATTTTTTATTAAATAGAGAAGATTATCCCGAAGACACTATAGTTAATCTACATAATGAAAATCCTTATGAAAGAGATTTAGAAGTAGTTAAAGACTATATAAATCAAGGATACAAACCATGTTCATCTTGGTTTGAAGGAATGGTTAAAAAATTAAAATTTGATAGAAGAAGAGTTGCCCAAGAGTTGGAATGTAACTTTTTAGGATCAGGTGATAACGTATTTGATTCTGATTTAATGCAGAATATTTCCAAAAATCAGGTAAGAGAACCACAAGCCAAAATGATGGGAGGAAATCTTTGGATATTTAAAGAACCTGAAAATGGACATAAATATGTTATGGGTGTGGATGTCTCCAGAGGGGATTCTGAAGACTTTAGTTGTATTCAGATAATTGACTTTGATACAAGAGAACAAGTCCTTGAATATGTCGGAAAAATACCTCCAGACGTGTCTGCAGAGATTGCATATAAGTGGGGAACAATGTATAACGCTTATTGTGTTGTAGATATAACTGGTGGAATGGGAGTTGCAACTGCAAGAAAAATGCAAGAATTGCAATATGGTGGAGGAATGTATGTAGATAATATTGACACGAGTAATAAATGGAAGTATGATCCAAAATTAAATGAAAAAATTCCTGGTATAAATTTTAATAATAAAAGGGTTCAAATTATTGCTTCCCTTGAAGAGGCAGTCAGACATGAATTTAAAGTTTATTCACATAGGTTGTATAATGAAATGAATACATTCATTTATATAAATGGTAGACCCGATCATCAAAAAGGTCATCATGATGACTGTATTATGGCAATATCTATGGCAATTTATGTTGCAGAAAAATCTTTTCAATCTCTCACAAAAGTTGTTAATCACACAAAAGCAATGTTAAATTCTTGGTCTACAGTAATTAATGAAAATAAAAATTCTTCAGAATTTTTTAATCCAATGGTTCCACAAATGGGACGAGATAGTAGACAATATAATTCTGGGCCAACAAAAAAAGACTATGAAACATATGGATGGTTATTTGGGGTTAAATAACTATAACACCTACTTCAAATAAATTATTTACCATTACCACAAACAGAAATGAATTTTTCCTTTAAAATAGATTCGTAGTTTTTTAATAAATAATCATACAAAACTTCTTGATTTTTAGTTAACGGTTCGTCATCATATTCGTCATCATATTCGTCATCATATTCGTCATCATATTCGTCATCATATTCGTCATCATATTCGTCTTCTGAAAAACCAAAATCATTTCTTAAATCTAAATAAACGCCTCGTAATACATTTTCTTCGAACGATTCATAACCCCCCAAACTATGACATTCAAGGTATGACATGTTTTCTATTAATAGAGATTCAATTAAATCTGAACGTCTTTTTATGTAATTTTTAATATCTAACTCCTCCTTTAATATTTTTATTATAGATTCTCGTAGTTTAGATTTTCCGAAATGTTTTTTTATCATGTTTTGTGAAACTAATTTTGCATTTATTCTTTTTTTTTCCATATAAATCGATTTCTGTATTCTATGATTTCCATCTAAAACCCCGATAATTTTATCTTTATTGACTATAACAATAATTGGGTAATTTAAATTAGCATTCATAATATAAATATTTTCCTCAGGGTCTGAATGATATGGTATATCAGGTATTTTTGATATACTTAAACTTACTACTGGGTAATTATTAGTTAGTTTAATTAAATCTTTAACTTCGCCTGTTATAAACTCACCATTAATTTCTGTTGAAAACAACCCATCTATTAAATTATCTTCACTATTTTTTTTATATTCTTGTTGTACCCTATTAGGCATAATGTCAATTTATTGCAAACGTATCTTATTAGTAATAAATACTCTTGGTTATTTCATTCACAATAACTATTTATATTATTAAAGTAACATCTTAAAATTACAATATGAGTGATCAAAATTTAACCGTTTGGCAACGTTTATCCAAAACTTTTGGACCAAATTCTTTGTTGAATCAAGATTATCCAACTTTTAAGTTTGATAAAAAAGAATTATTGCGTACCCCTAGTCGTGATGAATACGAAAAGGAAAAATTACAAGCACAACAAACATTTTATTTATCAGGTCAATGGGCAAAAGTTGAGAATAATATGTATTCTCAAGCAATGTACTATGAGCCAACAAGACTTTCGGCTCAGTATGATTTTGAATCCATGGAATACACTCCTGAGATTTCAGCTGCGTTAGATATATATGCCGAAGAATCAACAACAACAAATGAAGATGGATTTATTTTACAAATTTATTCTGAATCAAAACGTATAAAATCTGTATTAGCCGATTTATTTAATAATTCTTTAGATATTAATACTAACTTACCAATGTGGACAAGAAACACTTGTAAGTATGGTGATAATTTTGTGTATTTAAAACTTGATCCTGAAAAGGGTATTGTCGGAGTTCAACAACTTCCAACAATTGAAATTGAAAGACATGAAGCTGGTACAAGTGCAAAAATTACAGTTAATATTGAAAAACCTGAAAAGCCAAAAGCGTTAGAATTTACTTGGAAAAATAAGAACATGACTTTTCAATCATGGGAAATTGCTCACTTTAGATTATTGGGTGATGATAGAAAACTTCCGTATGGTACTTCTATGTTAGAAAAAGCAAGAAGAATTTGGAAACAATTATTGTTATCTGAAGATGCGATGTTAATTTATCGTACATCAAGAGCTCCTGAAAGAAGAATTTTTAAAGTGTTTGTTGGTAATATGAATGATGATGATGTTGAAGCTTATGTACAACGTGTTGCTAATAAATTCAAAAGAGAACAAATTGTTGACCAAAAAACAGGTAATGTGGATATGAGGTTTAACCAAATGGCTGTAGATCAAGATTATTTTGTACCTGTTAGAGACCCCGCAGCACCAAGTCCAATTGAAACTTTAGCGGGAGCAACTAACTTATCTGAGATTGCCGATATTGAATATATTCAAAAGAAATTATTAACGGCTCTTCGTGTACCTAAAGCATTTTTAGGATTTGAAGAAGTTGTTGGTGATGGTAAGAATTTATCATTAATGGATATTCGTTTTGCCAGAACAATTAACAGAATTCAAAAAAGTATGTTGCAAGAATTAAATAAAATTGCAATTGTACATTTATTTTTATTGGGATTTGAAGACGAACTTTCAAATTTTACATTAGGACTTAGCAATCCATCTACACAAGCTGATTTATTAAAAATTGATGTATGGAAAGAAAAAGTTTTACTTTATAAAGATCTCGTTGCTGATCCTGGAAATGGTATTCAAGCCACTTCATCAACATGGGCTAAAAAACATATTTTTGCATGGTCTGATGAAGAAATTAGATTGGATTTACAACAACAAAGAATTGAAAGAGCTGTAGGAGAAGAACTTAAAGCAACTCCAACAGTTATTACTAAAACAGGAATATTTGATAACATAGACAAATTATATGGTTCATCTACAGGAGGAACTGCATCAGCAACTTCTTCAGCAACTGAGCCACCACCAAGTGGAGATATGGGAGGAGGTGATTTAGGAGCAGCTCCGCCACCACCAGAAGGAGGAACTGAAGCACCTCCAGCTGAAGCTGCGGTAACACCAGAATCAAGAATGGATAGTCTCAATATTTTAGTTGAAAATAACTTAATTGAGGGTACATTATTCTTAGATTTAGGTCAAGGGCAAGATTCTTTAGGAGAAATTTCAAAAGAATTGGATAAGTTATTAAATTCATAATATTTATATGAAAACTATCACTAATGACTTTCGGACATGTAAAATCCATAATTGAAACAAGTTTAATTGAATCCTACAAGAATGAGTCGGATTTTAAAAAATCTTTAAAAGAATTCAAACATAATGTATTGAGTAATAAAACTATGTCAAAGGTCTACTCATTATATGACCAGTTAACTACTCCTCAGGGGTTATCTGAATCTGATGCTAAAGATTTCTTAGACGAGGGTATTAACATCATACAAAAATTATTAAAAGATATTAAATTACCAAAAACAATATCAGAATCAAAAAATGAATATTCTGACATTGATACATTAGTTTATATAAATAAAATTAATTTATTGGAGAGAGTAAGATCGAAGAAAAAAATTATTAATATTTTAACTTCAGAAAAAAAGACGTTAAAAGAAACAATTAATATTCCAATTAAATCAATGGTTAGTATTGCTAATCAAACTCTTAGAGGTTATATTGAAAATTTAAGTGAGAATGATAAAAAAGAATTTTTACAATTAATTTCTGAAGATACTGAAACTTTAGAAACTAAATTTGAAACACTTAGAGAAAGTACTATAGTTAAATTAAATTCTATTTTAGAAAAAGAAGAAGAATTTGAAATGAAAACAAAAATTTCTGAAACAATTGAAAGAATTAAAAATGAAAAATTTGACCAATTAAATTTCTTAAAATTAAAAAATTTAGAAAGTTCTATTTAATTTTTTTTTCTCTGAATATATATTGCCTTTAAAAGTTCGGTTCTTCTTAGAACCGATTTCTTTTTAAACTCCTTTCTATTAAACAAAATTTGATTCTGTTTTGTTTTAATTATTTTAGACTTCAATGTTTTGAGAGACTTCTCAATATTTTCATTATTTTTTATTTCAACAATTATCATATATTAAAAATATCTTATTTTTTATAAAAATTTTGACTATGGGGATTATATGTGTTATTTTTTAACAAATAAACGTATAATAATATGAAAATTAATGAAAAAAGGCAAAAGTGTAAAGATGAATCTGTATTATCCAATTAAATCCACTTACGGAACTGTAGATTCCAAAAACTTAAAATCAGTCTACATAAACATCCAATCATGGGTTACACCAAAATTTGAACAAGATAATTGGAACCGAATTGTAGGAAATTTAAGTAGAGAAATAAAACATTCAGTTTTTAACTCAATACCATCATCGATATTTAAAGAAAAAAGTATAGTTGATTTAGATCTACGTACAAGCGGAATATCACATGGAAAAAAATCATTTTTTAATTTAGAAGTTAATATCTATACTATAATTGAAGTAGACTTTAGATCACAAGAAATCAAAGACTCAATTAAAAAAATAATTAAAAATATTTTCAATAATAACATTAATGAAAACAAATATTTTGACTTTTCAACATCAAAAAAATAATCTAACCAATAAACTATCTACTATTAGATATTTATTTTAAAACCCTTGATGAAAAATCTTAGAATATTAGAAGCGAATGAACTTGGTCATGGTATCTTAATTGAAATGGATGCTGGTTATGTCTCACCAAAAGACAAACATAATTTAAAATTTTTAAAAGAAGCTGCAAATTTAGATTATAGAAATCCATTTGAATTTTATGCTGTTCTTCAAAAATTTGATACGGCAAATAGAAATGGTAGATTCTATCCTGAAAGAATACTTAAAAGAGAATCTGAAAATTATAAAAAAACTATTGCTAAAGGTTTATCAACCTCAGAATTAAATCACCCAGAATCTTCTCTTATTGATTTAGATAGGGTATCTCACATCATCACAGAAATATGGTGGGAAGGTAATATTTTGATGGGTAAATTAAAATTACTTACATCACCAGGATTTCATGAAACTGGAGTAGTATCAACAAAAGGAGATATTGCCGCAAACTTAATGAGACAAGGGGTTACTTTAGGTATTTCATCTCGTGGAGTTGGATCACTTAAAAAGGTAGGAGAAAGAAATGAAGTTCAAGATGACTTTGAATTAATTTGTTTTGATTTGGTATCATCACCATCAACACCAGGAGCTTACTTATTTTCAAACCCTGAAGATAGAAATAAATACGAAGAAAATTTAGACGAAGAAAAAAATCGTAAAGAACCAAATCAATTTGTTGACAAGTCTGTTGACTTAATGAAAAAATTAAACGATTTTTTAGGTAAATAATTAAATATGGAAGAAAAATATTTTGTAGCAAAAATTCAGTATGACTTACCTGACGAGAACTCAGGAAAAATTAAAAAAATTAGAGAAGAAAAACTTGTTAAAGGTTATTCTGTTACCGATGTTGAATCAAAGGTTACCAAAAAGTATGAAGGTTTCACACATGATTGGAGAATAACGTCAGTATCTGAAAGTAAAATTGATGAAGTAATTGAATAAAATTCAGTTAATTAACGAATAAAGTGGTCTATGACCACTTTTTTTGTTTTAAGGAACTATTTATAGTAAATTACAAATATATGTTATTTAATTTAACCATTAAAAATACAGATAATTCACTTGATATCCTATTAGTTAGTGAATCAACTTTGGTAAACCAACAATCGGATGTATATATAAATGGTCTTAATTATCAAAAAAGACAATTTGTTAGTATATAAAGTCAACTTTTTTCAAGTTGATACTATTTATAAGTTAAAATAAATAATTTTTCATGCAAGAAAATAAAAATTTAGTACAAGAGGCTCTTATTCAAATGAAACAAGTTGAAGAAGCTATCGCCGAAAATGCAAAAGGAATACTTCATTCAACTATGAAAGAAGAAATCAAACAATTAGTAAAAGAATCTCTCTCAGAACAAGATGATGAAGAAGAGGTTGATACAGATTTAGATGCAGACATTGATGACACAGATGTAGATACTGAGGTAGATACAGATGTTGACATGGATATGGATGTAGATGATGATGAAATGGATATGGATGTAGATACAGACATTGACATGGATTCAGAAGACGAAAGTCCTATAGATTTAACTGATGCTTCTGACGAAGAAATTCTGAAAGTGTTCAAAGCTATGGGTGAAGATGATGGTATTATCGTTAAAAAAGATGGTAACAATATTCACCTAACAGATGATGACGCTGATACAGAATATCTTGTTAAGCTCGGTGAGTCTGAAGAGGACGAAATAAATATGAATGAAATGGATGACATTATGAACCAAGAAACAGACGAATCAGTACAAGACGTTATTGATGCAATTTTCTCTAAAGACGGAGACACATCAGAAGTAGACATCGAAGATGTTGAATCAGGCATGGAAATGGACGAACAAGACGATAATGAAGTTGTTTACGAAATTCATTTAGATGATTATGATGAAATGGACGAACAAGACGATGATTCAGAAGAATTGGACGAAGAAGACTATGATGATTATGATGAAATGGACGAACAAGACGATGATTCAGAAGAATTGGACGAAGAAGACTATGATTCAGAAGAATTGGACGAAGAAGACATGGAAGAAGACATGGAAGACTACTCTTACATTGGAGAAGGTAAATCAACCGTTAAACCCAAAGGTGTTGGAATTGGCTCAGGACCTAAATTCACTTACAAGAAATCTGCAGGTGGATTTAAAGAGGACAAAAAACAAGGTCCTAAATCAGTAGGTACTGGTAAAGCAAAATTCGAATACAAGAAAGGTGGTAACATGGAAGGTAAATCTAAAATTGTTAAAGCTGAAACTA